TAGCCAAGATTTCATTCTTCTATCATCAGCTTGTGAAGCTCTATATCTTACGTGTAAGAAAGGTCTTCTGATGTTAGTTCCTAAAACTTGATCATACACTGTAGAAGTTCCAGCTGGTACTAATACACCTTCAATTGAATTAACTCCAACAATTCCTCCACGAGTAGAAGCATCATTTAAGTATTTCCAATCAGTTTTGTAAAAGTCATAAGAACCTCTTCTAAATCCAGAGAATCCTAAGTTAAGAGCCATTTCTTCAGAGTTTTCAAATAATCCAAAAGCAGTACCTCCAGCAAATCCGCCAGAAATAGAAGCTAACATATCGTCAAAATCAAGAGATGTTTGTCTCTGTAAGAATAACATGTTTTCTTCAATTGCTCCTTGAGTATCTAAATTCTTAAGGATAGCATCAAATTCATCAAGTCCAGCAGCAGCAGTAAATCCTACTTCTACATTACCTCTTGATTGAATAGCAGCAAATAAACCTTCAGACCCAGGTAAAGCACCTGCTGGTACAGCAGCTACTTGATTGTATTCGCTTTCAATCATACTCATTTCTAAGTAATCTTCAAAACGTAATCTAGTTTCAGATTCAGCTTTTAAATACCATAAGTATCCAGATGTTCCGTCTTCAGTTGCAACTTCAACCCATCCAATTTGAGCCATATCAGATCCAGACACTACGTACTGGCTTCTTAGGATAATTGGTGAATTAGAATATTGTGTAAACTGAGGTTCAACAGAAACTCTTGATCCTGCTGCCTGTAATCCAGCACCAGTATTTTGAGCTATTGCAGTACCTTTAGAATAAGAAGATCCATATACAAATACTTTTACGTTACCAGTTGTGAATGCCTGTCCAGCAGTATTCATATTGTTACCGTTAAATAAAGTAACAACAATTGTTCCCGCTACAGCAGCTGTTCCAACTGTACTAGTTGCTACAAGTGCTTTTGCTTCTAAACCAGAAACTGTATCTAATATAACTACAGTGTCATTTGGTGAAATAGTGTTTTGCACGCCAGGGAATCCAGCAGCAGGAGCAACAGTAATAGTGTTATTTCCTGCACCACCAATAGCACAATTGTCATAAGATATGTGTAATCTATTTTGTTCTGACCAAATTACTTGATCACTTGTCATTGGCATTTCAGCGCCAACCATTCTTAAGAAGCCAGACAATGTACGGTTTCCGTAACGCTCTACTTCTGCTTCATATACTTCTGGCAAATATTGCTGAGCAAAAGAGTTTGAATCTCCTGCGTTAGCACCGCCGTTAAATTGTAGATAGTTGCTATTTAATAGCTCCTGTCTAGAGGAAGGGATTAAGCTTCCAAATTGTGGAGTTAAAGCCATAATTTTTTAGTTTTTTTTAGTTAAATTTTTTTGTTTTAATTCGTAAGCTTTTGGAATCAGTACCGCTTATTGCTTTTACCTTAAGTCCATTTATAAACACTTCTCCTTGAGTAGATCTAGCTTTAGTACTACTTAGGTTTTTAGAACTGTTTACAACTTCTTTTACAGCATCGGCTTTTCCTTGCTCATAAAAATGAGAAGCGATCTTATCCACGTTGTCAGCAGCATACATAGCTTTATGATAGCCTTTCGTATCTTTAACATTACCTTCAGCGTCTAGGAACTTCCCGACAAGGTTATTAATGTTTGATTGGCTTTCTGCAACTTTATCACGATTTTGAATATTGTACTTGTAATTTGTTTCACCAACTTTAATATCGAAACCTTCGAAATTATTGCTGAAAAGTTCTTTAGTACTTTCTTTAAATTGTGTGTGTTGTTGCTTAGACGCTTCTTGCTGCTTGTTATATCGGTTAAAAAAGTCCGTGGCTTTTTGTTGATCTTGAGTAACGCCCGGTCTCAACTTGATCTCGTCGTAATATTTACTCTTTGTCTCTTCCAAATAGCTTTTGGCTTTTGCAACTTCTTCTTTAAACGCAATTCTTTTTTTGCGTGCGTCTCTATCCTCATCGACATCTTCGTCAATGACAAAGTCTTCTAAAAGCATATCAACGTCTTCACCTTCTAAATAAGGTTTTTCTTTTTTATAGTATTCTTTTAATAATGTAATATCATCTACTTGAGAATAATCAGCATTTAATCTAGTATAATCTTCTATTGTCCCGCCTGTTTCTTCCATAAATGAAACTAGCTTTTCAATATTTTCAGGTAAAGCTTTGCCAAGAATTTTTTCATCTTGTATTGCTTTTTCTACTTGAACTTCTGTAACTTTATCCTCAGTTACTTTTTTGATTGGAGAAAACCCTTCAACATCCTCGTTGGACTTTTGTATAGGTTCTCCCACCTCTGCGCTATCTCCGGATGATTCATCCATAGATACTTTTTCTGTTTCTCCGATTTGAATGGCATCTTCATTTGGTATTACCACTTTTGTAATCTCTGGTGGTAGCTCAATCAAAGGCTCTTTGATGTTAACTCTTACCGGCTCATCACTAGGTGTGATTAATTTTTTAGGAGTTTTCTTTTTTAATTTAAACTCACCTTCCTGTTTAACAGGTTCATTTGTTTTTGTTTCTGACATAATATAATATAATTAAATAATTGTTTACTTTCTACATGAAAGCTTGCATGCCCTCTTCGGGCTGACTTTCAAAGTTTATTGGCAAGCCGTCATTTTTTCTTTGACTTATTAATTCACTTTGTTGTGATGCTTCCATTTTACTACGAGTATCTTTACGATCTTCAATTGCGCCTTCTTTTTGTTGGACGTTTTGAACATCTAATTGTTTAAGCTTCATATCGTACTGGAATCTTGTTTGCATTTTTTTTGCTTCTAATTGTGCTGCAATTTCCATTCGTTGAATTTCCATTTGATTTTTGGATTGTTCGAATTGCACGTTGGCACCCATTATAGCTTCTTGTTTTTGCACTTCTGCCATTGCTGTTTTTTCCGCAGTGGATGCTTGAGATTGTCCTTGAGCTGCAATATTAGCTTGTTGATTAGCTTGATCTTGCTTAGCTTTAGCTTTACGCTTAATTTTAAGCATTTGATTTGCTAGCTTAAGATTTTTAATATTCCTTAAATCAATAGCATCTTCAAGATCAATACCTCCTTGCTGTAATGCAACTTGTATGTTATTTTCTAATTGAGCTTGTTCTTCATCGTCTGGTTCTAATTCTAAAAATATACCAAAATCATGAAGGTTTAAATTTACTATTTCTTCTAATGTTTTAATATTAAATGTAGATATAGAATTTTGTAATGCGCTTTTTGTTAGAGGGAATTCTAATGCATCAGCTATTTTAAGAGCAATGTTTTCGGCTAGTTTAAGAGTAATATAAAGACTTGACTGGTTAATATGCCTTGTAGCAACATTGGACGCGTTAGCGGCCATCTTCTGCAGTCCTACTAATGAGTTCTTATCCATAGCTGTTCCGTCTCTTGCTTCATTAAGACCGGTTACATCACGAATCATTTGTAAGTAATATTGATACGTTTGTATAAGAGCATTAATTTTAGATTGACCACTTGAACTATTAAGTTCTTGAATAGGTACTTTACCTGCATTCATATCTCCATCTTGCGTAAGCGATCTACCAACTATAGAACCTGTTTGGAAATACATATTTAATGCTTCTGCTGGGTTATAATTAGTTCCATTGCCAAGGTCTACTTCTGCTAAGCCGTCCATATCTAAGTAAACACCATCTGGCACCATACGAGATAAAACTTGTTGCAGTTTTAAATGAGTTAACTGGATCATATCAGCAAACCCAACACATTTGCTTACAAGAGACTCAATGCGTCCTTTGTACATTCTAGGCGCGCATAAAGCGTAGTTCATTTCTACTTTAGTTGTATCAGCCGTAGGTCTGGACATGTTTTTTGCTAACTCCCACTTCACCATTTCATTAGAGCCTAATACTTTAGCTCCTGTATATAATACTTCAATGGATCTTGACACTCTTTCAAAGTTATCATTTTCTGGCGGATTAAATGAATCAGGCTTTTCTAAAGCTTTTAATAATCCTTGGGGAGTTTCTTTTATTTTAAATACTTGATTATGATATGTTTTATAATCAAAATATAAAACTTGAACTGTATTTTTATCATAATTACCCCAGCCAGTTACATATTGACTATTGCCAGGTAATTTTTGAATTCTTGCTAATTCTTTTTCTGAAATATTTGGAAATTCTTTTTTAAGTTCTGGTATAGTTATAGACTTTACTTCTCCTACGTAATATACATCATCAAAGTTAGGGTCTTCCGTATAAGAATAAATAACATAAGCAGGATCAACATATTCAACAGTAATTCCTTCAGCGGTATTAAAGCTAGTTTTCGCTACTGCCATGCCTAGTACTGTTAAGTCCATATTTAATCTTCTTCTTGTAAGATCAAATTTATTTTGAGCAAGCACAGACGAAATAGCTTCTTCTTCTGCTATTTCTATAGATTGCTTATAACTTAATTGCATATGAAGCTCTAACTCGTCTTTAGACTCAGGTACTATATCAATATTTGGTGTTTGGTATAAATTAATACCTAGTGTTTGTTGAAGACTATCTAGATATTCTTTAGATATCATATCTTCATAAAGCATAGAAGCATAATCAGTTCTTTTCTTTATAGAAGACGGGTCTTGAGCGTAAGCTTTAATATCGTAAGACTTTCCAGATATACCATTTACTACGATGTCTACAAATTTAGATAGAATAGGTACTGGCTTCCAGTCCAAGTTTAAATAAGATAAATCACCGTTTATAGATAGCTCATCTTTGTACTTTTGTATTGATTGCTCTCCTCTAGCATATAATCTTAATTGATGGAATTGATTCCAGCTAGTTAAATATCTATTACCATTAGTTCGCCCTTGACCAAACCACTCGTATTCAATAGCCTGCCCAACTTGCGTCCCGTATTCCAAACTTGCTTTTTCTGCATCACTTACTACTTGACTAGGAAAAGCGCTATTGGTGTTAGTATATATACTCATTTAACTTATTATTTTTGATGTTGAACCTTTATTATCGTATTTTTTAATACCTAAATCCACAGGTTGAATTTCTGTTTTAGGCGGATTAGGTGCATACCTATGTTTGTTGCAAGCCATTAAAGCTAGCCCCGAACTTATAGATGCATCATGCTTTGTTCTGTTGTTAATATCAAACTTTGCCCAGTCTTCTAATGTTCTTTGAAAATAAACATCACCATAGCCTGTTTCTTTTAAACCTACAAAATCATTTACATATGTTTCTATAGCCGCAGCATGAGCTTGTTTTATATCTTCACTAGAGTTTGGTATTCCTCCAAGTTCTCGTTCTGTTATTGAAAGTTTATTATATTTTTTATCAGGCCTATTAATTGAGTAACCTCTATATCCTCTACGTTTAAAATGATATAATAATCTTGGTTTATTGTTTTCAGCTAGTATTGGCATTCCGTAAAATACACAAGCCATTAAAACATCTTCAAAAAATATTTCAGCAGTTTGCGGTCTAGCTATATATTCTAAAAAGAAATGATTAGGAGGCACATCCTCCATGCTAAACTTGGTTAAGCCATGAAGAGATCCATTAGATCCTCTGCCATCTGTAGTGCCCGATATATCGTATGGATCACAACCAAATGCCCCGCAATGCTCATTACCAGGATGATTAGTGCCATTTTTTATATATCTTTTATTTTGTAAATTTGCAGGAGGAACCCAAGTTACTAAAAATCTACCGTCTTTATTTGGCACAAATAGTACTTTAGTATCCTTATGACCATTTTCCCATTGGAAACTTCCTTGCGTTACATTAACTGAGTTCTTAAGATCTTCATTAAAATCTATTTGCTCGTATATCTTTGTTAAATTAAATAAAGATTGTTTAGATTCGTCTCTAAATGCATGCTTGGTTGTTCGTGGAAACTGTCTGTAGAATTCATTTAAACTATCTTGATCAGACTTTAAGCCTTCTACTTCATTGTCCCAGTATTCTATTACGCCTTGTGTTATTTTTGTTCCGTGTGGATCTTCAGCGGGCTTTTTTGGTGTAATGAATACAGGTAGGCCATAAGAATCAATGTATCCTTCGTAATTCCATTCCATAGGTATGAACAAAGAATAGAGTCCTGAGCGAGTCTGTCCATTGGCGTTTCTTTTGGTAACATCCGAATTTTCATAAAGCTTTTTGAAATTAGCACCACCTTTATCAAGTGAATTTGATGTTGATCCCATCATACACTTTCCAATAACTCTACTACCTAATCTAAGGGTGGTTTTTGTAACCCTCCAGTTGTTAAGGATGTTGTTGGGCCTTTCCCATTTCCCCGATTCATCATGGACGAGGAGCCTGAGCTTCTCCCCATCGTAGGCATTGTCGCCGGTGTTCTTCCAGTCGATGGTCGTGTCCAGACCGGTAATTTCTTTTTGGGTTTGATTGGAATCAAGTTTTCTACGGGTAAATTTGGAAGCAGGGACTCTGTAGGCAAGCTCGGTCTTGGGCCTGTCCATACCGTCCTGGATCGGTTTGAAGAAGAATGGATAGTTAACGGATATTGGTACCACTTTATCTGTGAACATCTTCTTAGCATCGGCACCAGATTTGGACAATATGCCGTACCGTGAATCCGTGGATATTGTAGCAAGGTTGACCGATTCAGCTGAGGACATAAATGAAAAGCCTGACCGACGGTTTTTAAGATAACACATTCCATAAGACCGTGTGTCCGATTTACAAGCTTCCCAGAAAATGTAGAATAATCTATTTGATTCTCTAAAGTCCGGTTGCCCGACGTCAATTTTACTCCACTGCAGGTACATATAATTAGTGCCAGTAATGTAAGTAGGAACACCTTTGCTAGTGAACCAAAAACCTTCTTCACGCCTTGTAAATTCTTTGTCAATATAGTCATACCATTTTTCTTTAAAGTCTAACGGGTATTCTTCCCAGTCAAACACAGATTTAATTTTACTTAATTCTTTTGGGTATGGTGTATAAGTCCACTTGTCTTTTTCAAATTCAACAATATCTTTTACTTTAGGCAAAGCTATTTTAAGATTTTGTATTTCATAAATCTCGCCTATTTCACCTGTTTTACTTATAACTATTAAATCATGCTCTTCGTTATAACCATAATCCCATTTTTTATACCTATTCATTCTATTAAGAACCTTAGGTTTTACGTAGTCTTTTAAGACTTTATATAAAGTTTGCTTATACATTTTTAGATCTTCCTTCTGCAAAACCTTTAAAAGATTTTTCTTCTTTTATTTCTTTAGGCTTTTCATTTAATAAAGCTTCTTCAGCTTCTAATCTATTTAGTATTTCAAAAGCATCAAATATAGCTAGCTTTTTTGTAGCTGCCGCATTCTTTAATCTATCTGCAGTAATATCATCCCCTGAATCAACAATAGCTTCTTTAGCTACTTTGATTAGCTCCTCAACTGCTATTTGCCCAGCTTGGATTATATTCAACTTCGTTTCCTTGGTATTCATATTTAATTACAATATCATTAGATTTCATACAATATAAACGCTTGCCATCAATTAAAAATTCCCATTCGCTATTAGGTGTATAACCTACTAAGTCTCCTGGGTTAATATTAAGTGCTTTTAAAGAGCTGTTACCATATTTTAATATACCAACTAAGCTTTGCTCTTTATCTAGCGTTAAAGACTCATTGTCTTTTATCGGGGTTATAAAACAGCGATCACCAAATGAATGCCAACCTGTTTTATTTTTATATAAATAAATTTGATCTATGGCGCAAAAATGTAAGCTTTCTTTAAACCAAGATCTGCTTTTTTTCTTATTGCCTTTCATGTCATAAAACGTTCTAAAAACATTCTGATGAATAACAATTATATCTCCTACATTAATACTTGTATTAAAAGCTTTTGGTGTTTCTAAAACTTTAGCTAATCTATTTACAAATTTAAAATCTTCTATTTTTGTATTTACAATTAACTCTTTATCCCCAATTTTAATTTTATTACTGTATTCATCACCTAGTGGTTCTACAATAAAATCATATATACTTTTCAATACTCCAAATCATATTCAACGGATATTGCCATGTTAGAATTAAATTTCTTCCATGGCATTACCTCATTGCTTTTTTTAATGTAAATATTATAAGAGCCATCAGATTCGTTTAATAAAATATGCGATATCTCGTGACCACCATAAACTTGCTGCCCAACTGAGTAATGCATTGCTTCATTTTTATAATCAGAACCTATGCTAATTTTTCTTATATTATTCTGCATCTTCTTTTTCGATTTCAGTATAACTTCCATCTTTAAGATCAATGTTTATCTGACCATATTCGTCTTCAAGTTCTTTTTTAGTAGCTTCAATCTCTTTAGATAACTCTGCTATTTGACCGTGAATATTTTGTTTTTGAACATCTAATACTCCTAGTGTTCTTAACCCTTCCGTTAACT